AGGCAGTCCCGAACAGGAACAATCGAGTAAGTAAACGGAATCAAAGCCCTTTACTTGCTTCCGTTACTTTAGATACTTCCAATACCATGCTGGTAAAGGAGGATATTTTTAACGAGCCGTCACGGGAGAGGCTTGATTTCACGGGGGCAAAGTGGGTAAGGTTCTTCACGCAAAAAGACGACTTTTTAAAGAGCCTTATAGCCATTGTAAATAATTCGCCGACGTTACGAAGAATAATCGAAGATAAAACAAATATGGTTGTCGGTGACGGCTTTATTCCCATGAAGGGTAAGGCAAATACATTGCTTACCACGTCAATGAAGGGTGAGGTTATCACCGACAATTCTTTAAATGAAATTGAGGATGTTATTTCACAGGTTAATTTACATGGTCAAAATCTTCAGGAGGTTTTGGCTCAACTTGCGTTTGACTATGATGCTTTTGGAAATAGCTTTTGCGAAATTGTTAAAGGCAAAGTAGGCAGCGAACCGTTTACTTATATTTATCATGTACCCGTTTACAATATTGGTATTCGAAAAGCGGAAGCAGATCAGCTTATAAAATCAGTTGGCATTTACGACAACTGGGAAGAAGTGCCACTCACAACCGACGGCGTATTTTACGAAAGCGAAGGATTTAGGGAAGTACCAATGTACCCTGACTTTAAGAAATTTGAGGACGGAACGCAAAGAAGCGTTATCCATGTTAAGCAATACGCGGCAGGGTATTTTTACTTTGGTTTACCTGAGTGGATTGGCGCAAAAATGTGGGCTGAAATGGAATACAGGATTCAGCGGTTTAATACAAGTAAATTTGAAAACGGCTTTATGCCTTCGGGTATCATGCAATTCTTCGGCTCAATTACGCCAGCTGAGGCAAAGAAACTTGTTGAAGGAATAGAAAGCAAGTTCACGGGCATGGCAAATAATCATAAGTTATTTGTACAAGTGCTGAGGGACGAGAAATTAAAAGCAAATTGGATTCCGACTTCAAAGGAAAACGAAGGCGAATTTTTAAACTTGCAAAACTTGGCAGCCTCGGCAATTGTCGTGGCTAACAGATGGAGCAAGTCACTTGCAGGCTTCGCAACCGCGGGGCAACTTGGAAGCAACCAACAGATAAGACAAGAGATGGAATACTTGCAAAGTACGGTTATCAAACCACGCCAAAACTTGATGTTATCTAAAATTATAAATCCTTATTTAGCCGAAATTGGGCTTTATAACCCAGCCTTAAAAGACGTTCAATTCTCGATATCAAACACATTGCCCGTGTCTTTCATGGGTGACATTGTGGTTGAGGATAATTTGACGCAAGATGAAAAGAGGGAAATATTAGGTTATTCACCAATAGAAACAAATGAGCCAATTAATACAACCATCTGAGGTAATAAGCGGCGGAGTTGCAAGACCAACGCCAGCAGATATACGCCTTGATAAGTCATTGATAAGCCCACATATTCAAGACGCGGAATACCGTTGGATTGTGCCCGCTATTGGCGTATCTTTTTACGATAGATTAGTGGCTCAAAAAGGAAGCTCCACGGCTTTTTCAAGTACTTCTTATCAAGCGTTATGGAACGACCAATTAAAATCCTTTTGCGCCAATGCCGTGTTATACGAGGCATCTCCGTACATGGTAATGCAACTTGGATCAAACGGGCTTTATACCATTGATAACGAATACGGGCAAAACGTGGGCGTTGAAGGATTGAAATTTTATCAAGATACTTTGTTACAAAGGTTGGAGGTAAAAAAGAAAAGAATCAAAGATTATTTATGCACTTGCGCAACCAATTTACTTGGATTCATTCCCAGTGCCATTGGTTGTCCTGAGGCAACTTGTAATGAAGACGAAGAAATATTTGATATATATAACACGATGGGCATTGTACTATGAACGAAATAAAACCAAAGAAAGAACGTAAGTTTTTAAAGGCATTAGGAAAAATCGGAGAGGTTTTGATTCAAGAACTTTTTTTCAGAGTAGGGAGCAATTTGATTCGAAAGATTGGAGGCAAAAAACCATTGCCTTCAATTCTTTTTATATTCCTTTCGTTATCCCTCTTCGCCCAGTACCCAAACACGGGTAACAAACAAAGACTTGGATACCAGACCACGGGAGACGGTTTGACTTGGCGCGGTTCATTATCGGACACGGCTTCCATCCAACCAATTAACAATCAAAACGCATGGGTAATACTTGATACCGTAAACCTTAAAATATATTCCTTTGACTTTACTTCCAACGTATGGAATTTAGTCGGCGGTGGAACAAGCGGTTTAACGATGCCGTTTGATTCCATTACCTTTAACACGGCAAAGGATGGCACGGTTGGCGTTGGGGAAGTGGAATATAATGACACGCAAGGAAGTTTAATACAAGGTTTAAAGGGAGGCTTAGTGACAAATGTAATTGGGCAACAATTACACCAACGGGTAAACAATCGAACAGGCGCACCATTGGCAAAGGGTGACGTGGTTTATTTGGCAGGAAGTCAGGGTAACAGAATAACAGTAGCTAAAGGCTTGGCGGTTAGTGATGCTTTTTCAGCTAATACTTTTGGCGTGGTGGCGGAGGCTATTGCAAATAATCAAAGCGGCTTTATTATTACAGAAGGATTAATAACAGGATTAAACACCTCAGCCTTAACAGAAGATAGCGCGGTTTATTTATCGCCAACGGTGGCAGGTGCATTAACTTCAACAAAGCCACAAGCGCCACAACACAGCGTATATATCGGAGTATGCGTCAAAAGTAATAACGGTTCGGGGGAATTGTTTATTAAAATTCGTAACGGTCAGGAATTAGACGAACTTCATGATGTCCGTATTACCTCGCCCGTTGACAGGGCTTCTTTGTATTATAAATTAAGTGAAAAACTTTGGCGCGACACAACGGCTGCCCTTTTAGTAAGTGACACGGCTGCAATGTTAGCCAACTATGCCACAAAAGCATACGCGGACACAACGGGAAGGTTATATGCAAGGCAGGATTATACAACGGGAGTAACGTCTTCAACTTTGACTTGGACACAAAGCGATACTTTGATTCCTGGGGGAGTTAACGTTGTTCAAGTATATCGCAACGGACAAATCCTTTTGCCTTCGCAATACACAATACCAACATCAACAAGCGTGGTAATTGCAGCTTCATCATTCAAAGTTAATGATAATTACACGGTTATTTTTCCGCGTGGTGGCGGTGCAGGAAGTGGATCAGGATCGGGTTCATTAACCTCAATCTCAGGAGGCACGGGTATTCTTGTTTCCCCTGACCCAATAACAACCACGGGCACGGTTTCGGCTGACCTTAGCGTTTTAATGGAGTTGACAGATACGACTTTATTAAACCTTACCTCAAGATTTAACACAAAACAAAACACCTTAGTATCTGGAACCAATATTAAGACAGTAAATTCAAATAGTTTATTAGGATCAGGAAATATAAGCGTTGGAACATTGGTTGCGGCTGATACCGTTTCGTTATCCAATAGAATAAATACAAAGTTAAATACAACGGACACGGCTTCATTATCAAATCGGATTAACCTTAAATTAAACGCAGCGGACACGGCTTCATTATCTAACAGAATAAACTTAAAAGGAAGCGGCACGGTGCAAAATATTGCCACGGGTTATGGGCTTAGCGGTGGCGCAATAACCACGACAGGAACTTTGTTACTTGATTCAGCCGTTGTATTTTCACGCATACGGGATTCGATTGTTGACGTTGCCATCGGTACGGATACCATCAAGATTTTAAAACAAGAATACGCACCAGCCACAACGAGCGTATTAACTTGGACGATAACGCCTAAATTCCCCATTCAATTAAAGGCTTATATTTTGGTGTTCAGAAATGGGCAGCTTCTTATCAATGACCAATACAATTTAACTGATACGAATAAAATTACGATTGTTTCCAACTCCTTCAAGGTTGGGGCAAATTACACGGTAGTCACGGTTTCGGGGATTGGTTCAGTGGGTACGGGCGTGTTTCAAAATCCTGTTTACCCTGAGGCAGGAATCGCAGTAAGCACGGGCAGCGCGTGGGCTTCAAGCGTTCCCAATAATTCAGCAAATTGGAACATCGCATTCAATGATAAAATAACAAATGCGGCTTTCTCAGGAACAACGACAAAGACGTTAACTTTGACCCAGTATGACGGGGGAACATTCACGCCAACGTTTACCGATTTGCAAGGAGTGACAGGCGTCACGGCAGGGACAGGGTTAACTGGTGGAACGATAACAACCACGGGCACAGTTGCGGTTGATTTTACAACGGTTGCACCTTTGGCAAATCCAACGTTTACAGGAACGGTATCGGGAATAACAAGAAGTATGGTTGGTTTGGGTAATGTGGACAATACTTCCGATGTTAACAAACCAATATCAACGGCAACACAAACGGCGTTGAATTTAAAATTTAATACCGCTGACACATCTCAATTAAACTTAACATCCAGATTTGCGACAAAATTAAATTATACAGATACGTCATTTTTGTTTACTCAATCGGACACAAACCAATTAAATCTAACTTCAAGATTTGCGTTAAAATTTAATACCGCTGACACATCTCAATTAAACTTAACATCCAGATTTGCGACAAAATTAAATTATACAGATACGTCATTTTTGTTTACTCAATCGGACACAAACCAATTAAATCTAACTTCAA